GCCAGATGGTTAGGGAAATCAATAGTAGAGAAAGGAGTAATTCCACCAATATTTAGGTCAAATTCTTGTTGGTTCATCTAAACTGGGCAAGGAGCCCCTTCCGTAAGGGAGGGGTAGTTTACAAGGTTCTAATTTCTACCTTGCCTCTTTCAATTTCTATCCAGCTCCTACTATCTAACCAGTCTCCACAATCAGCTAATTTTTGTCCTGTTTCTAATGTATGAATAGAGGGATAATGAGTATGTCCGATAACCAATATTTTGCACCAGCTAGCTTTTTCTAAGAAAGAAAATGCCTCAGCATATATCCTTCCTGTTTTTTCTTTCCATTTTTCTTTATTTTTTTGCTTCCATTTACTAGGCGGGTTGAAAAACCAAGGCGCAAACTTTGATAATAAATACCAATCTAAATGTTTACAAAGTGGGTCAAATTGGTGTCCATGCACGAAGCCTACTCTGCCTATGCGATAGAAAGGAAAAGCAGTGATTTCCATTTCTAGTAATTCAGTTAAAACAATTTCTAAGTCAGGGTCATGATTGCCTTCAATGAACACCGTTTGGGTTGATTTTACAATTCCTTTCACAGCCTTTACCAATTCTTGCCCGATGAGGCTGTCTTTAATATCTTTTATAGTGCATTTAAATAAATCAAAGGTATCACCATTAAAAATTACCTTATCTGCCTTGCAAGCATAATTAGCAAAAGGAATAAAATATTGGCTAGTATAAGGAATATGGAGGTCACTAATGCAAATTATTTTTTCACTTTCCATCACTATTGAATGGTTATTTTTTCATTCACTACTTCGGCATCTATGCTTGCCTCTTTTTCTGCATCAGTCATGGGGAGATTTTTTAGGAGGAATGTTATGTCTTCTACCGTTAAATACAATGCAAACCAACCTCCAAAAGTAATAAAAGCTATATCCTTGGTTTCTACTTTTGCTGATTTAAGAACATTATAAAATGCTATTTTTTCGTTTCTATTCTTGATATAGAAAGTGAAATGCCCTTCTGCGCATGTAAGAGCATAACTATCACCTTCAGCTTGGCGTATTCTCCAATTTTGATTTTCTGCTATTATTTTGCTGTGCATTTTAATTTTCCTCTTGATATAAATTAACGATTTCTTTTATTCTTTTTCGTAACTTAGTCTTAAGCCTACCTCCTTTGCCCATATAAATTTCATGTAAATTATTTACAGTTTCAGATTTAGATTTGCGCAATCGTTTAATTTCATCTTTTAATACCTTTTCTATATTGAAAATTCCAACACTCATCACCTATATAAAGGTCTGTGAAAAAGGAATTTGCCTTTGCCTTCACTTAGAGTTCTATCCCAATCTTTAAGTGAAAATGCAGGTGTATGTCCTGTTTTGCCCCTTCCTATTACTCGGTTATACTCATTTTCAAGTTTATCTGCTAGTGCTATGTATTCTCTTGTTTTACTTCTGTAATCTACTACATCAGCATCAATAGTGCTATCCTTAGATTGAGCAAATTTGGCTGCTAACATTCTGAAACAATAAGAAGTAGCTAATTTAACAACCAATCTAGCATCAGTTTCTGGGATTGTTCCTTCATTATGCAAAGTGGTATACCATACTCTCAGATTTTCACTAGAAGATGGAGTATCATACTTTAAACGCAAATAATAAAGCTCATTTTCGAAATAAACAGCATATTTTTCTTCCTTAATAATTCTAGGCTCTTGCTTCCCTGCTGGATATTCCACCATTTTTATCCAACTAAAAGTTCCAACAAAATCATTAGGCAATAAGAAATCATAACTGATACCATCACCATCATACTCTTTCATTCTAATTCTAGGTCTGTCTTTTGAATATTGATAAATTGCATCATCCAAGGCTTGAGATTTATCATCAGAAGAAAGAAAAGAAGCGGTATCTTTTAATTCTATGTCTATTTTCCCCAAATATTCTTGCCTAGTCATGTTAACGCTCCTATTTAGTATAAATTATTTCTTTCAACTTGCAATAGCAAATCCATACAAATCTTCAGAACTAGCACTACCCGTTATTGTAATTGTATTGCCTGATATTGAGCAAGCGACTAAAGTTCCATCTTCTTTCATTAAACAACAACCATGCACGGTTGTGTAATCTCCTAATACAATTGTATCATCCGTGCTTGCAGAAGGTGCTTTAAACTGCACCCGTCTTTTCTTCCTTAATAACTCACTGCTAATGATTTCTTCACTTATCTCTGCCATCAAAACCTCCTAACAATATCAATAAAATAACTCCAAGCCTCATCCTTTTTTCAATGCTATTGTCTACTTTTATCTCTGAGGTGGATACCAGCTACCTGCGGCCTTAAAACTAACTTCTTTAGTGTCCCTAAAGTAGAGTGATAAGCATTACAGTGCTTTATATATCCTAAGAAACTCATTAAGCTTGCTTTTATTTTATCTAAACTTATCCTCCATTCTGAGAACTTTTTAAACCGTTTTTTAGCTCTTTTCATTGTCTGTTTGCGAGGTAAGATATGTGTAGGCCATATTCTATATCCACAAAAGTTTATACCTTGTGTATAAAGGAAAATCTGAGTTTTAAGGTTTAGTCTAAGCACCAGGCGGCTCCATAAAAAATCTTCTATCTTGCAGAGCAATTGCTTTAAATAGTCTTTATTTGTATGAATTATCACAAAGTCATCCATATATCTTACATAAAACTTCACGCTTAGCTCATCTTTGATAAAATGGTCAAATTCATTTAGATAGATGTTCGCAAATAATTGACTAGTTAAAGCACCTATTGGCACTCCCCGACCATTCTCGCCACCAAAGTCTATGATCCTGTCTATTAACCATAAAGTATCTTTATCTCTTATAGTCTGCCTTATAATTCTTTTTAGGACTTTGTGGTTAATACTAGGGAAATATTGACTTATATCTCCCTTAAGTATATAAAAATGGCCATAATTTTGCTTTGCTTGCCTTTCAAAACTAAGCACCCGATACATTGCTGCATGTGTACCCTTGCCAACACGGCAAGCATAAGAATCATAGATGAATTTTCTTTCAAATAATGGTTCAATTACCTGCACTAGGGCATGGTGCACAATACGGTCTTTAAACGGTGGTGCCTGAATTAGACGTTTCTTAGGGTCATAGATATAAAATTCCCGCCACCTCCCAGGTTCCCAAGTTTCCCAGATAAGTTCATTTTGAATCGCTATCAAATTGCTTTCTAAATCAGAAGAAAATTTCAAAACTTCTGTTCTATATCGTTTGCAACGTCTAGCACATAAATATGCTCTATAAATATTTTCAAAATCAATTATATACGCCCAAAGGCTATTATAAGTTTTAGGCATAACTCAATCCTATATTAAATCGGCTTAGGCCACTTTAGACCTCTTAAGGCTTACTTGCCGCCCAAACCTATTCATATTCCCCCTAAGGGAGGAGTAGGACTCCTTTTCTCTTCTGCACCGACCCATAGCCCGTAGGCCATAAGTATCTGGCAATAGAGGAGAGCAGGGCGAAAGCCGATGTTGTTGTTCGAGTTCGAACGGGCGTTATTCAAGTTCAGCGCACCCAGGCCCGCATCAGCACCATTGTTCCAGTTGCCACCGCGGAGCGGCATTATATAGCCCTACCCCTGATATATTTCATCCAACCTCCAAGCATTCTGCCAAGCTCATCTAAATGTCTGCTCCATACTTCATATTTTTTAAAAGGAAGAAACTTTAAATCTTTTGCCAGCCTGACAAAACTTCTTAAAATATCTAACTCCACATCTATAGCATAAAGATGCTTTCTTTTATCTCGGCTTTTATTACATCTAATAATAAGCTCAAGTATTTTAAACATACTTTTCTTTATGTCAGTTGCAAGAGTAAATTTTTCTGATTTAGGAAACTGCCTTAGTGCTATATAAGCATATTGAATCATATCTTCGCACTTCTGTTTTATTTTTAAATCTTCTACAGCCATAACAAAACAGATTTACAGAAAATCAGATTCCAGATTATCCAATATAAGCAGGGCGAAAGCCGATGTAGCTGTTCGAGCCCGAACGGGCGTAATCCAAGCTCAGCGCACCCAAGCCCGCACTAGCACCACTGTTCCAGCTGCCACCGCGGAGCGACACACGCTCACCAAAATTCCTAGTCCAAATTTTTCCTTTCGCTTCTGAAAAAATAGTCAAAGTGCCTCCTGATTCAGTTGTCTTAGGACTTACACAAATCTGTTTAAGTAAATCAGGAGCTGTAAATGTGGATTCAAGTGTAAGTGTTCTCCAAGGATCATGTGTGCTATAATCTGTAGTTTGCCCCTCATCCGATACATTTCTTGCACTAGAAAGAATCGGATTATTTACATCGGCAGACTCCCTATCAAAATATGCATCTTGTGCTGTCCAGCTTGCTTCAGCAAGGCTATAATAATTGTCACTCGGGCAATAGATACGTCCATCTACCAACTTGAAAAGGTCTAGCCATTCCCAAACATTTCCAACTAAATCAGCTATTCCCACATAATCATTGTTATGAAACCAAGATTTAGGGCCAGTACCAGTAGCAGTTCTTCCTTGAGTGCTATCATATATATAAGTAACTTTTGCAGTTTCATATGCTGCCTCATTAGATTTACCATAATCTGTATTTCCTCTTGGCTGAAATCCATTTTTCAAACACCACAGCATCACAGCAGCCCATTCAAATATAGTCATAAGATGCCATCCAGTTCCTTTATTAGTACAATAACTACGAGCATCATCAAAATCTACATAAACTTTTGGATCTTGCCCAGGCAAACTACAAGCACGATTATTTATAACACATGCCTCAAATGCCCCGATAAATATTTCTGTTTTTTCAACTCCATTTACCAAAAAGGCTGGATGCCATCCGCTACCAAGGTTACTATCTATATCTTCTAACTTGAATCTGGGTAGCACATACATTATAGAAGGTGATCCTTGGTCGTCATATAATACAGTAAGCCTTCCGCCCGAAGTTGCCTCAACTTGTGCACGAAGCGTATCTTTTACAAAGACAAGTAAGTTGCCACCGCTCTCATATTTCCAAGCCTCATTCTCTTGAGGCCCAACTAAAATACTTTCTTTATAAAACTTCTCTATCGCCATTTTTGCCTCCTAAGAATTTTTTAATTGATTGCTCAATTGAAGTTAAGGAAGAAAAGCTTAACTTTATATCTTCTTCACTTTCAGCATCCAAAATAGCCTTTTTCCTTTCAAGATAAATATTTCTTGCTGTAGCTATCCATTTCTTTATATTTGCCTTTCTAGTTGTGCTATAAATTCCTAAAGCAGCATTAATTTGTTCATGAACAGGACAATCACGCAAAATGATTTTTCGAGTATTGCGCTCTAACTCAATTATTGCTGATATTTTCTTTTGTTTCAATTTTTCCTCAGGGCCAATTTCTTCTATAGTTTCTTTTGTTGCCATAATTTACCTCCTTTTCCTCTAATATGTTAATATTAAATTGCCATTATCAATAGTTAAGGTGCAATCAACATTTGTGTTTTTATCTTTGAAACTCACTGAAGTTTTATCAGGTGTCCCTGACCATGTATCTGTGATACATAAATTCCCATTATCTACATAGAGCTTATATTGTGTGCTGGTGGATTCATCAGTAAGCACCACAAGTTCACTTTCTACTTGGTGGAGAAGTTCAATAAAAAGATTGTAATCAAGTGAACCAAGAAGATAGGTTGAGCCTGGCAAATAAGCGCCAACATGGCTTGTATTCCAATGTTGAAATTCAATTTGGATTTCGTCATCATAAGTTTCAGCATTCAAATCAAAAGTTAAATCCCAAGTTCTTATACCCGCTCTGCTTCCTAAAGGTGTTTCTCTTAGTTGTGCTTTTGGTGCATATATTCTAATTCTTTTATTTGTCCAATGCATGAATACAATTTCTAGAGCAAATTCATTTAAATTATCTAAATCCGAATAAATATCCTCAACATCTAATGATTCTTTTGCAGGATTTACTGTAGCAATTGTGTCCCTATCAGTGATTAATGCACCTTTAATGGCATTATCCGCATTTACTGCAAGGCGTAAAATAACTGTATTTTGTAGATTGATGGCAAAACGGTCAGCCACCATAGTCCAAGTGCCCCATTTTAAGATAATATTTTTGATTGCTGGTGGAGAAGTTAAGTCCCAAGATGGCTCAGGCCATGAACTTACTTTTGATGGTTTAGGACATTTACCTCTGAAAGTAAAATTTTGTATAAGAAAATTGCCTGCTTCTCCTGTCATCTCAAGCGTGCCCATTGCTCCTATAAGTTTATGTAATTCATCGCCAAAATATTCATATATAGTTACTGATTTCATATTATCCGCATTACTGCTTGGTTTATAGGTGTAAGTAACTTCACTTTCTGAGATTGTTCTTGTCATCCCACATGCCCGATATAAAGCATCTGTTTGTGGGTCTGTATATGGATTGATTGTTGGCTTTAAAGGAAGCGAAAAGACCATTTCTCCTGACATTTCACCCAATAAATGCTTCAGCTTTGAAAAACTACCTGGACGCCTTCTACCAAGCTTTGGCCTCGTTCTTCTTGCTGGAGTGATGGTAACTGGTAAAGCATTTGAACCAGTTGGATTAGCATCATCACCATAAGTGCTTTCTATTTTGGTCAATAAAAGAGCTTTTTTTTCTAAGTATCTCATAGTACCCTCCTAATATGTTTCATCAAAAACTTTCGCCTTTAAAGTTGTATCTATATTTCTAACCACAACTTTAGATTGGAAATCATCTTGTTCTTCTACTCTTAACACTAATGCTTTTTGGTTTGAAATCCCAAAATAAGGCAAGTCAAGAGTAATAATATCCCCTGGTTCAATGGTATTACCCCAAAAGCCAAGTATCATTTCAATTTCCCAT